ATCATCGGTAACACACGTCCCATGCAGGCCGCAATGAACCGTTTTGACAAAATTCCAGTTTGACCGCCCGGTAATATTCGGTACTTTGATTTTATGCGTTGCATATCCGTACATTGTGAAAAAATCGTCGATTGTTTTTGCCATCTGAGCGGTTACACTCATCACATGACAGTAAACTTGACTGCCGAACAATGCGGTGGCAACATAACTTCCAGATGAATTGCCTTTTGCTGTCGGTGGAATCAAATCATGACTTTCTTTTTGTGCGTTAATGTTTTCGTTCAGTAGATAGGTTCCGGTTGCCGCGGTATAAATACTTTCAACGCCAGCGGCTAAATTTCCGCTTAATGCTCCGACTAATCCTCCTGCTAAATTTCCAATCTGCGATATTGCATTCTGCTTTTTGGAGTAGTCCCATAACGGACTAGACTGCGCTAGAAAAGCCTGATAGCCGTCATTTGTCCATGCACACTGTGGGAAATTATTGATGATAAAACCGTATGGGGATTTTGACCCACCAGTACGTTTATATTCACGCGGAGCCACAAAGATTGCCGGAATATTAAACATAACGCCATACACCTGCATGGTTAATGCTCCATTTTTACCGTATTCGAAATTAAAAGTATGCTGGATTCCCGAACCATCGTTGACCAGACAATAACAATAGGGATACTGATATAGTTTATTGTTTTTCGGTATATAGCCGTCAAGTGCATCTGGCTGAACGGTTACTTGTGTATAAGCAGATGCATCTGTCTGGAAACACGCTTCTGGTGCTTGATATACATTAACAATCGCATCTCCGTTTCCGCTTTTGACGTAATTCTGGATAACGGTGATTAAGTCCGTATATTTTGTTTTCCGAGTAAATGTCAAACCAGATAAAATTCCCTGATTGACAATGGGGATAATATTTGTTCCGTTTTCGTCTGCACTCGCGCTCAAACAATACTGCATCGGGCCGAGATTCAAAAGTTTCTGTTCGTTCGGATTGTCAACGTATTCCCCCGTTTCCAGATTTTCTGGCACTAAATTAATTCCGGCATAATCAGCTTTTTTGTCAATATGTTCCCGTTCCACATAGCACGGCTGTAATACCACATCGTAAAAACTGTTCTGGAAACGATCGGGTTCGAAATAAATCTTAAAACTTCCGTCACTCAACCATTCGACGCGCGTCACAAAACCGAAATACCATTCTTCCGTATAGGGTTTGTTCTGAAAAGCAAGATAATTGCATTTCAGAAATTCACTCTCATTCCCTTTTCCTTTATAAGTCAGTTCTCCCCATCTCACGGGCGCGGACTGCTTAAAAATATGGATTGCTTTTTCTCGTACGTGCGCCAGACAACCTGCTTTTCCGTTTTCGTAGTATCGTACGTGTTCATAATCGTTTCCCCACTCAATACCACGAGCCAAAATAACCGTGGTCTGCGGGGAAACAGCCGCCACATCGGATTGCGGCGGCATTGGAATAAATGATTCCATGTTTCCCACCTCTCTTAATCGGAAGTAAAGTAAATGGTTGCTGTTTTGGACGAATCGTAACGACTGGTAATCACAACTTTTACGCTCGTTGTTTTATTTGCTTTCGTTTTCAGATTCTTTTCGTCTTTTGCGATTCGAATCATCGTAGTTCCCGGGATTACAAACGTATCGGCAGAAGAGTTACCCTCTACTTTTACGTCAATCGCTTTATCAGCTACCCCTTTAGAAGTAACGGAAAAACTTCCACCGAAGTCGACATCTGTTCCAGCTTTCACCAGTCCCACGTCACTTGCGGTAATGGAAGAAACATCAACCGTCTCGGTCGTAAACACGATGATCGGATAAAACAGGGAATAAGAGAACATCTCTTTTACTGTATACGTACTGTTCCAACGCAGTCCGCGATTAACGTTATCCTGTACCATCATGCGGTACTGTTCTCGGATTTTGAAGAACCGTTTGTCAACCAGTACAGCCACGATACCCGCAGCATCGTTAAAGTTATCAATTAAAACCTGCTGTGCTTTCGGAATCATCCGGTCGAGATTGTACGCGCTTGCATAACTGTCAACGTTCATCGCGGCTTTGGTATCGGGGTCGACAAACAGAAGAATGGTATCTTCTTTTGCCGCCGATGTCGCGCCAGCGAAATTATACAGCGGGTTCGGGAACTGAATTTTGTCAATATAGGACTGAATTTGTTTCGCCAGTGCGTTCGCGGATGCTTGATCGGTAACGGCATCCACATGGACCGGATAAATCTGACCCGCGCGCTTTGCAGATGCAATCAGTTCTTTTGCCGTGGTAAACTCATCCCAGTTACAAGCAGAAACGACACTCTCCACTTTTGCCTGCACTAGACTTCTGAGTCCGTAATCATCGAGAAACGCGCCGCGCATATCCTCAAACCAGATCGTTACCGGATAATCGTTATTAAAATTGAGTACATGATACAGCGCCATAATGTAGCTGTCATAAATGGCGGTCGCATCTTCGATGCTGATATTGGCATCGTGCGCGTAACCCTGTGCAAAATTTACGTAGACTTCCTGTTCAACGTTTCCATACGGCATAGCGTTACTGTTCAGTACACGCAGAGGATTTCGGAACGCTTCGGTACTGATGGACTGGCTGGCGATCAAATTCACCAGTGCAGGAACGAGTTCGTTTCTTGCCATCGGGTTGTACGGGTCAGTCAACGTTTTCGCAATATCGGCGATATTTTCGCGTGTTGCCACCGGAACGCGGTCACGGTAATCAACACTCATCGTCTGCCGAACGGCATTCAGCATGTTAATGTTTGTCATATCAAGTTTTTCTGCCATGTTTTCACTCTCCTTTTCCGCTTAAAATAAGCTGAGACATATCAAGATCATTGATACTTGTTGCGGTGTCTTCTGCTTCCGGCACTTTTCCGCCAAACTCGGTTACTTTTGTGATACTTCCGCCGTGGGAAAGATCAGACCAGCGGCTTTTGATTTCAGCAACGGCGGCAGCATACTTTTCTTGCAGTTCGTCCCGTTCGGCGACCAGCGCGTCACGCTCCGACATCAGCGCTTCGATGTCGGTATCTTCTGTTTTGATTTTTTCGCTGATGGCGGCGATCGCGTCGCCATGCGTTTCGATGTTTCCAATGTCGGCAACAATTTCTGTCCAATACTCTTCTAGTGTCATTTTAAAACCTCCTTTTTAAATGGGGATAGGACCAGATAGGCATTTTATGCCGTTTCGGTTTCATAGGATGCGGCGGCTCGGGTGGTTCTGGTTGTTCACCTTTTGCCAGATACCGATAGACCATAATAGCGTTATGCAATCGTTCGGAATCGGATAGATAGCGATTTCCCACAATCCAGCCGGTAATTGCAGAATCTTTTGCGTGTTCGGAAATATAGGTAAAGCACGCATGCGCTTTTTCCTGCCGGAAAGCAAGCGTTCCATCGTCACGGATACCCTCCCAACCTTGCATATAGGCGGCGGTCAGTGCGTTCAGATCGGTACGGTCACTGTGCAGAAATGCTTGCAGATTTTCGTAAGCACGGGCGGAACCGACGGAATACCACACATTTTCATAGAGTAAATATTCCAACTGTGCGTAGCCGTTCGCGTCCAGCCAGTTAAATAATTGCGTACGCCGATTCGTGTCGGCGTTATCCGTCCACTGACCCAGACCATAACCGGGTGAACCGACAATCGTACCTTGCCACAACCCGGGATTAACCGTGGACTCCTGCCAGAAGTTACCGCAGATGGCGGCAATTACATACGGGCTGATACCGCTTTGTACCGCAACTGGGTAGCGGTACAGATACGTCCAGGCGCTGGATGGATGCACAAACGTATTGATAGACACCTGTCGGTCCAGTGGGTAGCTGTCGGTGTGCGCTCCCATGGTATAGCCGCCGCCGTCTGCCGGGTCATATACCATTTCGGTATGCCCGGAACGCCACAAAATATCGCCTTTTTTCCAAGGCTGGTTTGCGGTTCCTTTCTGGAATCCCGCGCCGATCAGATACCCGTCCATACTCCGAGTGGTAAACCAGGGGTTGCTTGCTAAAAAACCGCCGACTGTACAGCAGTAACTCATGAGGGACGAACAATCATAGTACGTAATACCGCCGACCGTTTGCCCCGCGCGATAAGTTTGTGAGTAACCAACGTTCGGTGCAGTACAAATTTCGATACAAGTGTTGTACGCAAGTGTCAGATCAGCCACGGGTCAGTCCCTCTTTTGCAACGTAACCGGTATAGACGATTCCATTGACAACCGCTTTTACAAGATACCACACATTTGTATAATACCCGTAGTTTCTAACACTGGTTCCGGTCGGCAACGTTAAAATGACCGTTTTATCCATTCCCGCGCCAACACGCAGATGGTAGCGGTCATTGGTATGATACGCTCCTGCAATTTTCCGGTCAAAACTACGCGCGGATTCTGTTTTGATTGAGCTTTCCATAACGTTCTGTGGTTTGTCGTTTTTTCCCGCATACCGATAATGGACGGTATTCTCATACGGGAGATCATAATAAGACCGAACGCAGATTTCTTTTCCGGTCTGATCGCCCGTCTGCCCATCAATCCCGCCGTTTTCCGACTGGCTTGCGTGGACAATGCGGTTCGCGTCAACCGACATCGTAACATGATGACCAGCCGCAAGGTGGATATCACCGCGCCGCCACGGTTTCTTAGCTTTTACAAAACCAGATCTTTCCAACTGTTCGCCGAGATTTCTTGTGGTACTGGACGGACTGACTGGAAACCCAGCTTGTGCGAGTGCCGTTCCCACGAATGAGGAACAATCATAATCAGGGCCATTCCGGTGTACCTGTGAGTAACCGTGGCGATCATCGGCGGCGATCTGTTCCTCCCATGCAACTGCGTTTTCGATTTTACTCATTCTTTCCACCTCCTAAGTGCTGGCAAAGTGAATTAATCGCGGTTGTGTTCGCTTCTACACTTTTCCGTAATTCTTCCATTTCTTCCTTGTGTGCGTCTTTCTCTTTGACAAGATACCAAAACAGCGCGCCGCAAGACACGATTGGAAAGCCGAGACTGCCAATTAACTGCGTAACCATTGTCACATCCATTCGTCCACCTCCTTATCATTCCATTTCAACCAATCCGCAATCTCACTAACTTTATCACACATAATAAAGTTATGAATGAATCGGACGGGCGATTTACTGTTATAAGAGTTGCCATCCATGAAAAAATAATCCCATAAGTAACGGATATGAGATTCATAATTTTCATGTGGGACGATAATCAAAGTGTCTTTCTCATCCCCGCGATAACGTACCGTATAAGCAAGATATGCATTTTCTTTTTTCATCATGCCGACGATCATATTAAAAACGATAGTTGCCATCTGTGCTCCTTTCTTCCTGCTATTAACAAGGAAACCTTTTGACCTGCCAAGGACGGGGCGGCGTACTAAGCCGTGGCAACCCCTCTGAAAAAGGTTTCCCCGTATTTTCATGGTACCTCTTTTCTGTCCGTCTGTCAAGTACTTTTGTCCGCATACCAACTATTTATAAAGATCAATTCCCAATAACTCAACCGCCATATTTTTGCTGTCAAGATCGTCAAAGCGCAGATATGCTTTCCGGTACGCGTCAACTAGATTTTCAAACAAATAATCATAGTGTTCCAACATAACCGTGTTTTGGGTATGATCACCGTCCCGAAAAACCGCGACAAAATTACAAGACGGGTTATAGTTATGCGTAATATAGATGTACCCCTCTTCGTAATACTCATATACCCCATAACTTTTTCCGCTGTGTTCGATCGTAAACAGATACCGCGACCGTCCGGTCGGCTTCTGCACAAACACAGCATCGTCAATCAACATCTGATCACCCACGCTCATGCTCTGCATATAGTGACCACCGCGGAATGCTTTCAGAGCAGTATTTTCCCACATGGCTTTACTGGCACTGTCATTGTGAGTAAACTCACACACAAAACCACTTCCATGCATCATTTTGGTTTCTTTCTGATACCGCTTATGGATACCAAAAAATACAAAATAGGGATTGAGCAACGAAATATTATTAGATGCCATAACCAGTTTAAACCATCGGGACTGACTTCCGTTTCCACGGCTGATCGTCAATAACAACGATTGGAGTTTTTCGCTCTCTCCTTTTACGTACTGCCCACTCTCCATGGAAAACTCATCAAAAAACAAAAAGTAAATATCCCGAAAATAAGGAGATAATTTTTTCACGCTGTCCATCTTACTTCCAAAACTAAACGCGCATCCGAACGGCTCCCCGTCCAGAAAATACCGCACCACATTTCCATTCTTATCTAGATTTTTATAGGTAATCACACGACCCAATTTTGGATACATTTGCAACATATCCTCATACATCGCCGCCGCTCCCGTCATTTCCCCTTTTGTCCGGAAAATCCATCCGGTCTGCAAACCATATTCTTTGCACAATATACAACTCGCCGCGGCAAACGCACTGGTCTTTCCGGCACTACGGTTAGAACACGTAATTGCCACGCCTGCGAACTCCCCGTCCACGTCCGGCTCCGTAAACAACCGTATCGGGTTGTAATACTGAATTGGCTTTCCATCATCCGATACCGATTCAAATTTCACGCCATAATCGGCAAAAAGTTTTTCCCATTTGATAGCATTCCAAAAAATCATTGTTCACGTGAAACTTTTGTTTCACTTCCTCCTTTCTAGCATTTCCACAACCCCGCACCGCGTCCCGCATAATCTAGGTAACCGCCAGTTCCCCGCCAGCAAAACCGCAGACAATCTCACGTTTATCGCACGTAATCGCACGTTTTGACTGCGGATGACGGCGGTGAAAGGCGATTCGCTGGGTATAAAAAGAGCTACGCTGGAAAAACGTAGCTCTTTACACGTATGGAATGAAGTTATAACACAAGATATAGTACAATCAACTACAGGTAACGAAATTCTCAGTTACCGTCCGCCAGTCGGGGCGCGTACCCAGTTCATGGTACTTATTCCATAAATGGGTTAAACTTTTCGGTATCACCGAACTTATGAACGTTTACCGCGGAAAGGTATGCGGTGAATCCCTTGTCGCGACGGAACTTGCTTTCTCCGATAGAGATGAACAGGTCAACTACTGCGCCTTTGCCCAGTTCGTCAACACGCGAAACGGTGTCGCTCTCTACGCCGTCCTCGTAAAAGTCAACGTGGTAATTGGTCTGCGCTTTCACGTACAAACCAGCTTCGGAGGTTTCCTTTGCAGGAATCCATTTCGATTCTGCGGCGGCATCTTCCCCAAACTCCTCGATGATTTTTTCAAAAATGGCTTTCTGCTGATCGGCAGAGATAGACGCGGAAAGAACGCTTTTTCCGTCTTCCTCTTTTGCGTATTTCACAGTTACGTTGTTCAGTCGCATTTTCGCTTTGCTCATGATTTCGTTCTCCTTTTGATTAATTTGTTAGCAGAACCGCGGCGCGTTGCTTGATCTACGTCTTATCGGACGATTCCGACCGCGGTTGTGCGCTTAGTCCATTCGTTTTGCTTCTGCAAAACACTGCTCATCCGGCATTCTTTTTGCTTCTGCAAAAAACTGCTCATCCGGCATTTCGTAGCGGGCGGAAACGGTGTCGGTTAAGACACAAACAGAATCTTCTGCGTAGCCGGCGGAAGTGAGCGCGTTTACTTTTGCTTTCTGAGATTTTAATTCTACGGTGGACTCAAAAAAGCCGATTACCTGTTTTGTGTTTCTGTCAATGACAGAATAGATAAATGTTTCGATTTTTGTTCTAACCATTTTTTTTCTCCTTTTCGTTATGTGCTATTTGTTCTTACAAGTATTATAATAGCACGGCCGACCAAAAAAGTCAATAGTTAAAATAAGAAAATAAAGAAAATATCCAAAAATAAAAGCAGGATGGAAAGGTCGAGTTCTTCCTCATGTAACGCCCAGATCGTTGATAATACTAAAAACATAAAAAACACAAAATATCTCATAACGTCTCCTATTCCGGTAACACGCCGTCTTGAGAGGTTACCAATACTTCATAGTATTCATTCGATACACCTAAAGTATAAGTGGTATCAAGGATTCCGATATTACTTGCAGTTAATATTTCTTCCCGGTTGACTTTGATGTAATGGGGTTTCGAGTTGTTAAAGCAACTGATTGTCCGGCCGACATTTTCCAGCCGGCGGCAGAGACGGAAATTAT